GTATATTTGCACTTTAGACAACTATCACGGTGATTCTGACCAAGTTGACACTGCAACAAGTGAAATGCCTGACGAACATAAGTCATTTAATCTCATTGAACTCCGAAATGGGCAGTATTGTCTCTATCCAAACAACAGATGTCGCATCTTTGATACCTCAATGACACCTCAGAATGTCAAAATACCCGATTTTAAAGTATCAACACGCATTTTTGAGGTAGAGAATGATGTCAACTGGGGTCGATTAGGTGATTGTGATGATTATTTCTGGACAACACCCGATGAAAGACGAGAAGAGTAAGTATATACTACATTGGATTAAACAAATATCCAAAATTAGACCAGAATTAGGTAATTTTAGTATTTGTCCTTATGCATCAGGTGCTAATTTTAGTATTCAAGAGCAAAAATTACATCAAATTGTGCCAAATTCTGATTTTGACGTTATAATAAACATAGTTGAAGACAATATTGACGCAAATTTCTTATATGATGCAGTTGATGACTATAATCGCAACTATCCTGACTATAAATTCATCGCAGATCACGGAAAAACAAAGACATACATACAAGGAATACAAACAAATAACGGAAAATACAACTTAGTTCTGTGTCAATCACGAAATGAGTTAACCGAAGCAAGAAAAAAACTTGCAAAAACCAATTATTATGAATATTGGGACAAAAATTACCTAAAAGAAGTATTAGAGGACGATTATGGAATCATCAGAGACTAAAAAAGAGTACACAGAAAAGGAATATTGGGAAGGAAAAGTACCAGATGAGTTATTTGAAGAATATTTGAAGAAGTATGGTTATGAATATACTCCGTGATAGGGTATAAATAAATCTAAAAGCATTAATAATGGCGACTGTACGTAATTCAAGAGCATTTAAGGATATTAGTTTGTCTTTTACACCACATCCAGTGACAAAAGACCTTCCTGTGCTTGCGAATGAGCGAGCAGTTGTAAGATCGGTTAGGAATTTGGTCGAAACTATTCCAACAGAAAGGTTTTTTAACTCTTTAATTGGAACAGACATACGTGGATCTTTATTTGAAAACTTTTCTCGTGAAACTCTTGTTACGATAGAAGATCAAATTAGAGATACTATAAGAAATTTTGAACCAAGAGTTGATAATTTGATTATTGAACCAAGTGTACGACCTGACGATAATACTTTTAATATAAAATTAATTTTTGATATCGTTGGTTTAGATGTACCAACTCAAACATTTACATTTTTATTAGAACCAACAAGATAATATGCCCTTTACACAGTTTACAAATTTAGACTTTGATGAAATCAAAGCACAAATAAAAGATTTTCTTCGTTCAAACTCCAATTTCACTGGTTTTGACTTTGAAGGTTCTAATTTTTCGGTTCTAATTGACACTCTAGCGTATAACACATATATTAATGCATTTAACGCAAACTTAGTTGCAAACGAATCATTCTTAGACTCTGCAACGATTAGAGAGAATGTCGTATCACTAGCAAGAAATATTGGATATGTACCCCGTTCAAAAACGGCTGCAACAGCGTCAATTAGAATTGGTGATATAAATGTTGGTACTACGAATGATAACACTACAAAGTTTTTAACTCTTCGTTCAGGACTTGCTTGCGTTGGTAGTGTAGAGAATACTACATATAGATTTTCATTACCTGATGATGTAGTTTCAACAAGGGTTAGAGACATAGGTGGAACATCGTTTGCACAGTTTGATACCCCAATCACAGTTTATGAAGGTACATACTTATCAAGAGTTTTTGTTGTTGATACTTCAAAAGATCAAAGATTTATAATTGATAGTCCAAATATTGATAGTTCTACTATTAGAGTTTATGTCAAAGGAACAAATGATGTAGGATTTGGTAGAAAATATAGTATGGTTGATAATATTTTAAATATTGATAAAAATTCAGAAATTTATCTCGCTCAAGAAGTTCAAGATGAAAAATATGAAATTTTATTTGGTGATGGATTATTTGGTAGAAAATTAGAAAATAATTCAGTGGTAACTGTCACTTATATTGTAACTGAAGGTGAAGATGGTAATGGACCAGCTAATTTTAATTTTCAAGGATCATTTAGTAAGAGTGATGGAACATTCTTTACTCCGTCAGATAGTATATCAATTACAACGGTTCAAAACGCTTCTAACGGTGCTGAAGTTGAAGATGTGTCGTCTATTAAGTATTTTGCACCAAGACTCTACTCAGCACAATATAGAGCAGTTACACCTAGAGATTATGAGGCAATAATATCAACAATATTCCCACGAACAGAGTCTGTCGCTGTTGTTGGTGGAGAAGAATTAAACCCACCACAATTTGGTAAAGTACAGATAAGTATTAAACCAAAAAATGGTACATTTGTATCTGATTTTGACAAATCACAAATAAAGAACAGATTAAAGAACTACGCTGTAGCTGGTATAAATTCAGAGATAGTTGACCTAAAACTACTATATGTGGAAATAGACTCCACTGTTTATTATAATCCATCACAAATAGCATCAGCATCAAATTTAAGAACTTCAATAATATCAACACTTAACTCATATGCCAATAATGTTGAGTTGAACAAATTTGGTGGTAGATTTAAATATAGTAAAGTTAGCACCCTTATTGATCGTATTGATAATGGAATTACATCTAACATTACTAAAGTTATTATTAGAAGGGATTTAAAAGCATTAATAAATCAATTTGCACAGTATGAACTTTGCTTTGGTAATAAATTTTATATTAATCCTGCAGGATATAATATAAAAAGCACAGGATTTACAATTACTGGTTTTACTGATACTGCATATATCACAGATGTTCCAAATAAAAATGCAGCAGGTGGTTTAGATGGTAGTAATATGGGAACTCTTAGTGTAGTTACTAAAAATAATAGAGGTGAGCAGAGAGTTATAGTTAAAGACGCAGGTGTTGTTGATTATATGAAAGGTGAAGTTATTCTAAACACAATTAATATAACATCAACAGTAAATGATAACAACATAATTGAGATACAAGCATTTCCAGAATCTAATGATGTTATTGGATTAAAAGATTTATATCTGAGTTTTGATGTATCAAAGAGTACAATAAATACTGTTAAAGATGTAATTGCTTCAGGAGAAGATGTTTCAGGTATTGTGTTCCAGCGAGATTATTATACATCAAGTTACTCTAATGGAGATTTAGAGAGGAAATAATTTATGTCACAAATTGACAGAAGAGTACAAGTCAATACAATTATTGAAAATCAGTTACCAGAGTTTTTGGTATCTGATTTTCCTAATGCAACAGAATTTTTTAAACAATATTATATCTCACAGGAATTTCAAAGTGGTCCTAGTGATATTATTAATAATCTTGATCAATATTTAAAAGTTGATAATTTAGTTCCTGAAGTAGTTGTAGGAGTAACTACGATTACTGCAGAAATATCAAGTTCAGATACAACTATAAATGTTCCCAGTACAAAAGGTTTTCCCTCTGAGTATGGACTTCTTAAGATAGATGATGAAATAATAACTTACACAGGTATAACTTCAACATCATTTACTGGTTGCGTTCGTGGATTTAGTGGAATAACAGGTTATAATGTTGGTGTTTCATCATCTCTTCTTGAGATTAATCGTGAGAGTTTAGAATTTAATCAAACAACTGCTGAATCTCATATATTAGGTGCAGAATTAACAAACTTATCAGTATTATTCATTCAGGAATTCTTCAAAAAAATGAAGAAAACCTTTTTACCTGGTTTAGAAAATAATGATTTTGCAGAAAATTTAGATGTAGGTAATTTTATTAAATTTGCTCGTTCATTTTATCAATCAAAAGGTGTAGAAGAATCAATAAGAATTTTATTTAAAGTATTATATGGAGTAGAATCTAGAATAATAGATCTTGAAGGTAACTTAATCAAACCATCTGACGCTGAATTTATTCGTCGTGAGGTTGTAGTTGCTGATGTTATTGGAACTGGAGAACCTCAAAATTTAACTGGTCAAACAATTTTTAAATCAACCGATACTTCAACCAATGCGTCAGTTTCTGAAGTAGAAATAATAAAGAGAGAAGGAAAAAATTATTATAAAATTGCATTATTTGTTGGATTTAGTGACCGTGATTTAATTGAAGGTGTATTTACAGTACCTGGCAATACAAAAGTACTTGATAACGTATCTGTTGGATCTTCAATTATTAATGTAGATTCAACTGTAGGATTTGGTACTACTGGAACTATAATAAGTGGTCAAAATTCTTCAATCAATTATACCTCTAAAACAATTAATCAATTTTTTGGATGTTCTGGTGTAGGAGTTCAAATAAACCCTGCAGATAATATTAGAGCAGATGAAACAATCTTTGGATATGAGAATGGAGATTTATCTAAAAGGGTTGATTTAAGAATTACTGGTGTATTGTCAGAATTAATTCCAATAACTGATATAACATTAATAAATGAAGGTGAAAATTTCTTTGTGAAAAATATTGGAGATAAAATTGAAAATGATGGTAAAAATTACAAACAAATATTCGCTAATTCTTGGATCTATAATACAAGTTCAAGATTCCAAGTAGAAATACCAGTTGGTAGTTCAACTTTCACACTAAAAACATCTATTGATAAATCATCTCTAAAAATTGGTGATAGATTTGATATATTAAAGAGAAATCAAGAAAGTATTGTTGGAAGTGGTCAAGTAGCAAGTATTAACACGAGTTTAAATCAAATTACAGTGTCAAATATTGCAGGATTTACTCAAGATCCAAATCAATTATATGATATTCGTAGAAAAGTTGAAAAAGCCACAAGTTCAGGTGTAAGCATTGGTGAAGGTAATAATAGTATTATTGCAGATACACTAAGTGTTTACACTGATGGTAATATTGATGGGTATGTTGCATCAAACTCTTTACCGAGTTACGATATAACAACTGATGTGATTGAGGAAACTCTTGTAGGAGGAACTTCTGCAGGATTAGATGGTTTTAATCCTTTAAATAGCAGATACAGTTTTATTAATTTTAATTTAGGAAGAAATGTTAAATTTATTCAAGGTGATCCCGTCACCTATTTACCTGAAGGCAATGGATTAATTGGATTAGACACTGGTAGAACATATTTTGTTGATCCTGTAATACCAGACGATCCTAGTCAAGATATAACAAAAATAAGAATATTTAATTCTACATCACAGATTGGATCTGCAAGTACTGTTCAAGTTGGTCCAACTACATCTACAACTGATATTCATAGATTTGTACTACAGAGACATTCTAGTAGAAAATTAGAAGCAGATAAGATATTAAGAAAAATTCCACTATCTCAGAATTTATTTGTTAGTTCAAATCAAGATATACCAACAAGTGATATTGGTATATTAATTAATGGTGTCCAAATTCATTCACCTATTTCAGATAATCAAATATATTATGGACCACTTGAATCAGTTGATTTATTAAATGCTGGAAGTGGATATGATGTTGTAAACCCTCCAATTGTTGGTATTGAGACAAGTACAGGAGTTGGTGCTGCAGTTGAACCAATAATTCAAGGAACAGTCAAAGAAGTCTTTGTAGATCCTCAAGAATTTGATATTGATCAAGTTACAAGTATTTCATTAACTGGTGGTAATGGTAGCGGTTGTGTATTACAACCAATATTAGGAACTAGAAATAGAGAGTTATTATTTGATAGTAGAGATGTATTTTTTAATGGTGGTGTTGATATTGTAAATGAAACTATAACATTCAAATCAAATCATAATCTACTCGATGGTCAAATTGTCTATTATGGTTCAAATGGTAACAATCCCATAGGTATCGGAACTGCATTTGATTTATTAAATCAAATAGATGGTACATTATCAGACGGTGCTCCATATTTCATAAGATCTGTTAACCCATCCACAGTAAGATTGTTTAATACTAGGGTTGATGCTCTTTCTGGAACTACAGGTATTAATACTGTCGGATTATCAACAGACACTGCAGCGAGTGGTATTCATAAATTTACAACAGAAAATAGAAATACTTTAGTTGCTATAAAAGTTCTTGAAGAAGGTTCTGGATATACACATCGTAAGTTAAGAGTTAAACCGACTGGTATTTCAACATCTTCAAATGTCATTACTTTTAAGGGTCACGGATTTGAAAGTGGTGAAATAATAGAGTACTCTGCAGAAACCTCACCAATTCAGGGATTAAGTACAACTTCTTCTTACTATGTCCATAAATTAAATAATGATACATTCCAAGTAGCAGATGCTGGAATAGGTGGTACTTCCACTCTTGATTTTAACAGAGGAAAATACGTTAATTTTAAATCTGGTGGTGAAGGATTCCAAATATTTAATTATCCAGAAATAAAAGTAAATATTGATGTTTCATTTGGTTCAACAATAACTGGTGATATTATAGCAACACCTGTCGTTACAGGTGAATTAATTGGTGCTTATCTTTATGAAGAAGGCACAAATTATGGTTCGACAACTCTTGATAAAGAAGTTATTCCTAAAGTTACTATTGAAAATGGTAGATTTGCAGAATTCAAACCGATAATTGTAAATGGTAGAGTTACAGATGTTGCAGTTGTCAATAGAGGAAGAGAATATAACTCTCTTCCTGAAGTTAGAGTCATATCAACGGGAGTTGGTGCTGGTGCTATTGTTCGTCCAGTTATTCAAGATGGGTTTGTAATTGATGCTGTAGTGACTAATCCAGGTATTGGATACAGTAGTATATCAACAGAAGTTAGATCTTTCTCAAGAGGTTCTGGTGGTAAATTTGCTGCTAGAGTCAGAAGTTTAACTTTAAATAATACACAAAGATTTGGTGATTCATTCTTATCTACAAAAGAAGAGACTCTAAGATTCAGTATATTAGGATACTCTCAAGATATTGCGGATAATTTTGAAAACACATTCACTACAACTCCAAGTGGAGAATTTAATACTATTACAGGACACTCTCCAATAGTTGGATGGGCATATGATGGTAATCCAATATACGGACCTTTTGGTTATTCAGATCCAGATAATATTAACTCTGAATTAAAAATAGTAACATCATCATATGTAACAGATATAAGTAGAGTCACAAATCGTCCACCAGGATATTCTGCAGGATTCTTTGTTGAGGATCACGTATATAATGGAACAGGAGATTTAGATATTCATAATGGAAGATTTGGAAAAACACCAGAATTTCCAAATGGAGTTTACGCATACTTTTCAACTGTAGGATTAGGAACTGGTACAAATAAATTAGAAGGAAGATTTCCATATTTCATAGGTAACACATATCGTTCACCTTATATCATAGAAAATCAAGTTTTAACTCAAGATTTTGATTTTAATTCTTCAGGACTTAGAAGAAATACATTCCCATATAAAGTAGACGAACAATTTGCTGGAAATGATTTTGTAATAGAATCTTATGAAAAAATCAGACAGATTTCTAAAATTGAATCTGTTACTAAGGGTGGAGTTGATGGATTCACTATTTTAAATGGTGGTGTAGATTATAAGATTGGAGATATTACAGAATTTGATGATGAAGGAACAAATGGTTCAGGATTTAGTGCACAAGTTGATGAAATTGTTGGTATTGGAATTTCTCGTATTGATACGACAATTAATTCATTTGAAAATGCTGTTTTTACTTGGAACAACTATAACGAAGTAACAGCACAGTTTTTACCATTTATTGAGTTGAGTGATCAATCTTTTGTATCAATATCTGGATTAAGTAGTTCAATTGTAAATTTAACTGATTCATTTAAAGTTGGAGTAGGTACAGATTCAGTTAAACTTGCTGCAGCAATGACAATAGGATCTGCGAATGGTTTAATTCAAGACATAGTTGTAGATCAAATACCATCTAATGTTGCAATCGGTGGTTCTATAAAAATAGGTTCTGGAAACGTAGCAGCAGATTCTGACATAGAATTTTTACAAGTATTAAATGTATTTGACACAAGAAAGGTAATTAGAGTATTAAGACACACAGGTATTGCTCATACTTCTGGATCTAATGTTGATGGTCTTAATAATACAGTTAGTATACCAGTTAAAACTACAAAGTTTGAATCTCAACCAAATCAAATAATTTACTTCAATGGTCCTCAATCAGTCGGAGTTGGAACAACACCTGGTGGTGCGATAAGTGTAGATACAGTTGTTGGTGGATTAAAAGAGACTGTATCAATACCAACAAGAACAATTCGTATTCCAGATCATCCCTTTAAAACAGGTCAGATAGTAACTTTAAATAAAAGAAATGGGGCAAATAGATTTGATGTAGGAAAAACACCTCTCGTCACTGAATT